AAACAGGAAGTCGATGGACTCATTTTCACACCCGTGAATGAACCTATACGTGTTGGTACTCATGAAACTATGTTTAAATGGAAACCTAAAGTAAAAAACACAGTTGATTTTTTGGTTAAAAAGGGACCCACTTTTGAAACGCCTGGGTGTAAACCTGGTATAAATGTGTGGAGACTCTATATTCAAGAAAAGGGTAAACTCATATTTGAATCTTCTATACCCGAAGATAAAACATCGAATTTTAAATGGTTAAAAAATGGTGATATTGTCGAGTGTATGTACGTGACTTGGGAAGATGGTCCATATTGGTGGAGACCACTAAAGAAAAGAGATGATAAGACACACCCAAATAACAGAAGAACTTTTTATAATACTCTTACAAATATTAAAGAGGATATTCAGATGAAGGAGTTTTTAGATTATAAACCAAAACAAAATGATGATCCTGTTTAGGAAAATTGTGTAATTTTCCGAGAACGTCGTCATCTTGTAGTATCCAGTCGTCCCCAAATTTTATAGTAGACATATAATGGCCACCAAATTGTATACCTTTATGAATTATAGTCGATATTAACTCGTATTCATGCTTATCTCCTAAAATTATTTTTTCATCGACATCAACAAAACTCTTTTTATCAAAAGATATTATCAGTGTTTTTGGATAAATAGAAAATATATTTCTAGTCGTAGCAACGTTATGTTTTTTACCTTCACTATCTACGTAGTCTTCTAACGTGTTCCATTTATGACTATCTATTACCATGGATTTTATATCTTTCGTATCTTGTTTCATGTTGAGTATATGTATACAAAATGGATTTTTTGCAGTATTTTTACCGATTGGTGATATCGTTATCTGTGTCGTTTCTCCGTATAAAACTTTTTTAATATAAGGGTACCCTTTTTCAAGTATGTCTATTATACAAAAGAGTGCATCCTGTGTATCGTGTGGTTCGCCTATTTTAAATCTTGGAAAAATTTTAACGAATTCATTCAAAAGCGGACCATTTGTAAAAACTTTAGTCTCTCTAGTTTTAAAGTATATGTGAACGAGATTTTCGTAATTTTTAGTAAAATTACAATCACCTGAATATTTATTGTCGAGTATGTGTTTAGATATGTCGTGTATATTTAATAATATTTGTATGGCTGAATTAAAATAACACGTATTACCAATATTTGTGAAACCGTGCATCTAAAAAAAGGCGACAAAAAAGGCTTAAGAAGAACGCGCGTTTATTAAAAGTAAAACATGAATGTTCACAAAATTTGCGACGTTGTTAAACCTCTTCTTGATAAGTATCAAAATGAGGAATATATAGAAATGGAATTTAGGGTTGGTAAATTCAACGGTACTTTTTTTGATACCAATGTTGGTGAAAAAAATTACAAGTCTATACTCGATGGTTTATATAAATATAACGGGTGGGAAAGTATAAATTCAGGAACTTCGGAAGTGTATTTTCGTTCAGAAGATAAAACACGTTTAACCATAGACGAAAGTACAGGTGATGAAACCATAGTCAGAAAAGAAAGTGTTCACAAAGAAGATTTTAAACAATCCGGTGAAATTCCTTACGATATTCGTTTTGGTATTTCGAGAGAAACACCTATCGAAGATGACGGAAACTCAACTTTCACGAGTAAAAAAATAAAACACAGGACTTCTTTTATTCGAAAAAATCTATCGATTGACATGACAGTGTGTACCGGTACAATGGAAGATATGGATTCAGAAGAATCTACCGTTTATCAAATCGAATTTGAAATAATCGATCCAAGAAAAGTGGATAATTTAGACGCACTTTTTAACATTATACACAAAATAAAAGATTTATTTAATATATTGGATACTTATATATGTTAAGCTGGTTAATATTGTTAGCTCTTGCATTTTTATTATTTTATGTAGAATACGAAAAAAGTATATCTATTTTAGGGTATAAAGCTCGACACTTTTATATATCTGAAGGTGAATCTGAAAAGATGTATAATCGAATGAAAGAAGATGGTTTACCAGAAGAATCCCTGAAAGAATTCGTTATGATGGAAGATAGATTTTTAAGTTTGGAGAAAAAATCCGTGTGTTCTCAAACTTCTAGAAAATTAGAAGCGTTTGCTTTATCGGATGAAATAAAGAGACAGTTTTTGGGATACGATTTTTCGTATCATACAAAACACCTCAAACAAATATCTGAACCAGAAAAACTTATAAACCGAAATATAACATGTTCATGAAATATAACATGAGTCTTCTATGAGAAGATAATTCCATTCTACCAAAATTATCATAAACATACATTATTAAGTATACATCGTCTAAGGAACGATTATCTTCTATGTATTTTATAGGATCTTCCGAGTCATAAAATTCTTCTGAAATATGATATTCTATTTCTAATTTACCCATTTTATATTGACTTTTACTTCTTGTTTTAGTAATGTAATCACATATAGTATAAAACATACTGTCTATAACAGACGACAAAATACATTTTTCGTATGATTTCTCGAAAGCGTCTAAATCACACTCGTTTTTATTTTGTCGGATGCGGTATAGTAATAAATCTCTAGGATTTTCCATTTATTTACTTTTTGTTTTTATTCTTTAACATCTGTGCTTCGAAGTTTTTGTATAAATTGTTTAATATTTTATTATTGTTAACCGATCTTGATCTCGATCTTGATCTCGATCTTGATCTCGAGCTTGAATTGGAATTAGAATTGGAATTAGATTTGGAATTGAAATTCAAACGTTTTACTATAGAAGGTTTAATTTTTCTTTTTATAGGTGCACGTTTCATTTTTGGTTTACTCTCTGGTTTACGAGAAACCCTTGGTTTAGGTGGTATGACTCTCTTTTTATTTAATGGGAGTGGTGGTTTTTGATTCAATTCACGTCTAGTTTGTATATACCCTATAACTTTTCTATCGTTTAGTGGTACAGGTTTTTCTAGAGAAGTAACGAAGCGAACTACACTGTTTACCACATTTTTACCGAATTTTCCGTATAATTTATTGGCTTCTTTTTCTAATAGTTTTTTTCTCATAGCTTCTTTTCGTTCAAATTTCCATTTTTTTACCATGCTTCTTTTTAGGTTATCTACAGCAGTCTTTTTCAATAGACCATTTTTTGTTACGTAAGCGTTCTTATTTTTTAAAGAGTTCATCTTATTTTTTATATCTTTTACGTCCTTGTTTATGTTCATAAACTGTCCGTAATTCTTCATCCATATTTCACCGTAAAGTTTGATAATGTCATTCTTAATACTCGCGTTGTTTAACCGGCGTTTTCTTTTCAATGGTGATTTTTGTTTATTAATCAAAAATTTTTCCATCTCATTAGCGAGTGAATTTGGAGAGTTTGGTAAATTCTTTTTGTTTTCGAGTTTCTCGCATAAAGTTTTTACGGTATCTTGTTCACTCACTGATATATTTTTAGAAATTGCTAAAGAAATGAGTTGTTCTTTTTTAAGCGTTCTACAGAGTTTACCATTTATTTCGAATTTCGAATTACCTTTTTCTAAGCTATCGAGTGCTTTACAAATATCCTCTTTTGTATTTCTTTGTTTTACTCCGACGACACCAAGTTTTCTCGCGACTTCGAGAAGAAGTGGTTTAGTGAGTCTTTCGCATTTTCTACCACCTATTTTCATGATACCGTTTTTATCGTAGGTTATTTTTGTATTTTTAGTTTTAGTATTTGTTTTTTTCTTAGAAGGTTTTCTTTTTGGTATCTTATAACAGCATTCGTAACCTTGTGGATTTTTTCTTGCTTCAAATCCGGAACTACACGGTGGTCTTCTCGGTTTTGGGCACGTAGACACTATTTTGTTTTCTAGTTTTGGTAGTGGTTGAATAGCATTTACTTCTCGATTAGTTAAACCAGCTGTGTACCCTAATCTGTGAAGTTCTTGTACGGCTTCAACACCTACTAAATAGGCGCGTTCGAGATCGTCTGGATCATTTTCACCCTGTATCTGAACTATACCCGAACCAAGCTTAGACGTTTTAGAAGAAAGTGCAAAATTGTGTCCTTTATATATCATATAAACGAGTGGAGCCGATACCTCCGTTTCATAAGAAACGCTTTCCGCTCCTAAAGGATTTCTTTGTGCTATTAATTCGAGTTTAAAGTTCGTGTTCAAATTAAATAATCCTGCAACATTATTGTATTCTATATCGTTATACAAAAAACGCTGTTTCTCTGTATATGTATCTATTATATACTTACGTAAAGATTCGGGTTGTCGTTTTAAATTTTTAGAACCCAGAAATCCACCTGAAAATCTAACTTTACCATTCGCGTATATGTTAAAACTGAAATTTTTTCTTTCGATACCATCCGTCATGTATCCAGAAAATTGAACAGAAAAGAATTTTGTGTTTAAATCACCTCTCATACCAAAATTTCTAGTATGTATTAACCCTGTTTTGAATCTACCATATATACCTTTTACTTCGCTAATATCTACACTTAAACTTGAACCAATTTGTGCATGACCTCTAGGACGTTGTTTAAGTATATATTTTAAATCGATACGTTGTTCCTCTTTGGTGAACGACTTGTTTATGGTAACATTATACAAACCAGGTTTAAATTGACCTATTTTTAACTGACCGACTTGACCTGAAGGTACAACACTTGGTACAATTGGGTTATTTTGTCTTTGTATTTGGACATTTGAATTTTTAACAAATTGTCTTGGGTCCATGTTATACTATACTGAGATTTCATTTTACGAGTTTGACAATTCAAATTCTTCTCTTCTCACGTCTAAACCAACTATAAAATCCTCGTTTCGTCTTGGTTTAAGTTCATCGCCATAAATTACTTCATCGATTCTTTTCAATTCAAGATCCCTACTACTAAAAGGACCAATGTAAAAGTCCTGTGTAAAACGCGGTTTACCTAAATTATTAGCCGAACAATACTGAGTAAACTCCTGTTTAAATTTTTTCAATGGACATATTTTTTTATCGTCGATTATGATAGCATCAGATTGAAGATAGTGCTCGAGAGGATTGGTAATTGTCGCGACTTGTTTTCTTACATTTTCAAAGTAAGATGGTATCACGTTCCATATATCGTCACTTTGATACTTTTGTGCGTATTCGAGGTACCCTCTGATACACTTTTGTAAAATGACGGGTAATTCGAGTTCGAGTTTTTTCTCTAAAAGGGGGTCGGTATCTTTGTCCTTAATTTGCTTTTTAAAATCCCACGTCATTAAACGTCGAAGAATACTACCCGAGTTATCTCGCCAGTTTGGAACTTCGTTACCACCCAAAATACCAGGAATATTCCATGTCATGTTCTTCGCTTTTTCACCCTTCACCGCAATAGATACATCTTCACCTGATACTATAGATTGAAATTCGGCCTGTTCGAGACGTAAATCACCCTTAATTTCTGGTGCAATGAACATGTGTCCATCGCAAATAGAGGATAGACCGAATTTTGTTTCGATGTTATTAGAAAGTGTTCTGATATCATCGTTTTCGTAAAATTTTTTAATAACTTTTGTAATAAGCGTGGATTTACCTGAACGCGCAATACCTTTTAAAAATGGAATAATCTGCCATTTATCGATATCGTTCAAATCGAAACATAACCTACCTGCCATGACATACATCCACTTACAAACATTTTCTTCGAAATTTTGTGACTTTAAAACTTTATCGAAGTGAGGTGTAGGAATATCATACCAATTTTCAAGGTGATGATAGTCTTCAAAATCAACGTCAAAGTACTTTGAACTTACTTCTCTCGGATCGAGATTCATTGCTTCTTTTGAATCGTAAGGATAGAACTCAGATTGGTACAAACCTGTTTTATCTGACCATATTTTACCCAAGAAAAGACCGTTTTTGAAAGACCAAAGGTGTCTGTTTTTCTTAATTTCAGGAAACTGCATATCGTGACAATCACCGAGGTATCTTATGAGTTGATTAAGAGTTGCAGTTCCCTTTGAAGTGAGATCTTTCCATAGCATAAACCGAGACTCTTTAGGTGCGATATTGTGAACGTACTCTTTTATGAGCTGAGTTTGTTTCCAGGCGCGTGTATCGTATCCTTCCCTAGTTTTTATCTGCTCACAACAATATCCTTTATACTTGCGTATGTTACTTTCATAGAGATCTTTTAGAATCTGTATCAATACTTTTTGAAAAGTTTCAAGTTCTTCAATAGCATCTGGTGTAGAGCCCATATAGAAAGCCGGGTCACCTTCAGATTCGGCTGTAGGGTTGATAGAACGATCGTACATGCGAGCGTGTCTAAATAAAATTTGGAAGAAATCTTCCATTTGATCAAATATACGTTTTAGTCTTCTTGATATTTTACAATCAGACTCGTCGTCTTCCATATCAAGTATTCCCAAAGTACTAGCACGGTGATACATGACAGATACGATTGACCTTTTTGCGTCATAAGATTCCCTGATATCTCTCGTATCGTATCTTTTCGGTTTACCATTTTCATCGAGTTCGCTTTTTTCATAGAAAACCCTATACGCAATTTGTAAAGGTTCTTCTAAACCAGGAGGTTGATTTATTCGGTAATACTCTTCATATACACGAACGTAATGTAGCAGTTCTTCCTGTCTGGACTCTTCGATTATTTTTTTAGTGATGGTAAACACAAGATCGTCTATGTTAGTATTTTCGGTGATACAATGCACGTTTTCAATTTTCATGTCTTATATTTTATACTTTTCATTTTTCTAAGCCTTTTTTTGCATTTGGGATAACATCTTAATTAAAATTTTATTTTGAACTTCTAGTTGCCTGGATATATTTGTTAAAGCAGAACACACGGTATCACCTTCTTCGTTAGATAATACTGAAGTCAAGAGAACGTTCATGTCCATGAAAGGATTCATTTCCAAATCCTCGTCTTCATCTTCATCTTCTTCATCGGAAAGTTCTAATTCATCAGTAATTAATTGATCTTCATCTTCAGTTTCATTTGTTTCAGATTCATAGTCTTCGATACTTTGTTCGTCAACTTCTTCCAGGGGTGGTGGTACGTCTTTGTCGGTCATTTATATATATCAGGAAAAATCAAAGTGAGTTTTTTCGCGGGTCGTGTCCCAAAAAAAAATCTTGGTATATAGTACAAACACACACACAATGGCCGGAGGTCTCATGCAACTCGTCGCCTATGGCGCCCAAGACGTCTACTTGACTGGTAACCCAAAAGTCACTTTCTTCCAGGCGGTTTACAAACGCCACACTAACTTCGCGATGGAAAACATCGAACAAACTGTTAACGGTACTGCCGGTAACTCTGGTAGAGTTTCGGTCACGATCGCCAGAAACGGTGATTTGATTTCGGATATGTACGTTGAATTGTCTTCTATTGCGACTGCTTCGACTACTAAAGACGCTGATCACGATGGTATCTGGGCCGCGGAACGTGCCATTAAGGACATTGAATTGTCCATCGGTGGTCAAAGAATCGACAAACACTACCAAAGATGGTGGAGATTGTACTCTGAGTTGTACTTGGATGCCTCCGCTAAGCAAAACTACGGTAAGATGACTTCTTGCGCCGGTGTTGCTGGCGACAAGGTCTTTTTGCCATTGATCTTCTTCTTTAACAGAAACCCAGGATTGGCTTTGCCATTGATTGCTTTGCAATACCACGAAGTCAGATTGGACTTTGACTTGTCCTCTGATTTTGAATCGTACTTGAACACGAACACCTTCAAGGTCTGGGGTAACTACATCTACCTCGACACTGAAGAGCGCAGACGATTCGCGCAAAAGGGTCACGAATACTTGATCGAACAAGTCCAACACACTGGTACTGACACGGTCACTTCGAATGGCTCCAAGCAAGTCAGATTGTCTTACAACCACCCAGTCAAGGAATTGGTCTGGTGTGTTAACGCCGGTAACAATACGCGCGCTAACATGTGGAACTTCTGTTCTAACACCGCCGTTGATGACGTTGTTTTGGTTTCTGAAACTCCATTGACGTCTAACATTGCTGTTTCTCCAGCTGATGTTGGTGCACCATTGTTCTTGGCCGATGCGGCTTTGGGTTCCACTGCTGTATGGAAGGAAGATGGTGCGGTTGGTGCGGATAACTCGGTTGGTCCATTGTCTACGTTTAAGTTGATCTTGAACGGTCAAGACAGATTCAAAGAGCAATCGGGTAAGTACTTTAACCAAGTCCAACCATTCAACCACCACTCCGGTTCCCCATACCCAGGTATCTACTCGTACTCCTTTGCGCTTAAGCCAGAAGAGCACCAACCAACGGGTACCTGCAACTTCTCCAGAATCGACAACGCGCAAGTTGCGGTTACTTGCAAGAACCTCGCGGACACTTCTTTGGCGTCTCCATCGCTCGACATGTTCGCGGTCAACTACAACGTGTTGCGCATACAAAGCGGCATGGGTGGTCTTAACTTTGCAAACTAATGAGCAATACAGGACCAAAAAGCGGGCGTTAAAAGCGTTTGTCCCGCTAGTCTGTATAAACAGGCAAGACATCCTGGTTGCGGGAAGTTCCTTAGAGCTCTAA